AGGCTGGTCTTGGCAAGTTCAAAGTCATAAAGGTTAGTATTGAACTTACTGCTGACTGCCTCCGGCACTTGAATGTCACTCAGCACTGAGGCTGAAATCATCAGGTTAAACTCAGGATCATCGCTTACCCCAGCCCGCTTAGCCTGCTGGATTAAAAACTCTTTTACATTCATAAATTATAGTGGTAAATCGTTTAACTCTTGCTCTGAATTAAATGGAGACTCTGAAGGTAAGGCAATCAGTGACTCCTCATCAGTTACAACCTTGCGCTTGCGCTTAGGCTTTTCCTCTTCCTCGACAATTGTTGCAGGCTGTGCAGCTGCCATTTCAGCTTCTAACTCTGCCCGGACTTGTGCCTTCAGCTCCTCCTTTAGCTTGCTGAGTAGCTCTGGATTGCTCAGACTGTTCATGTCTCCTCCGGCAGAAATTGACTTGCCAACAATTACATCGCCAAGTGGTCTAACCTTAGCCCAGCTGTATGCTCTTTTATTGATTGGCTTCTGAAGCTCACGGAGAGCAATCCTGGCATTCACTTGAAACTTAAACGCATGATCTTGCGCTCCTGTTGTTGGGTTGAGTTCCCAGCGCACAACTGTTACCTGTGCATTATGCCCACCATCCCTGATAGCATCTCTGATGTATTGTAGATTATCCATATATGTTAATTAATAAGTTACGAAGTGTGAAGTATTGTGCCTCTAAATACTGGATTGCGACTTTGATTCTGTCGGCAGATAGGCGGTTTAAATCCATAAGCTCGGCACTCCAGTTGAAAATCAGCAGTCATTGCATCCAGACCATTGTATTGCACCCTAGTGCGTTGAAGCCAGTCTAAAGCAAGTTCATTGGTAATTATGTAGGCATGAGTCAGCCACATGCCATCACCTTTCCATAGATTTGGCAACTCATCAATTTCAACTTTCTCAATAGTCTGCTCCTTATAGCCTGCATAATAATGCCATCCAAGATGCAGAAAGTCAAACTCTGGCAGTTTATCCCAATGCTTAATCAGGTTTAATGTTTCCTCTTTTAAAAACTCAGCATCATCTTCCAAAACAAGTGTAAGTGGATGCCCATTTTGGACAATTTTAGTCCAAACTGCCCGATGCGAAACGCAACATCCTATCTCTCCAATACTTAACCTCTGCCTTCTATATCCTGGCTTTCTGGAATTATCAACTATATGCGGAGGATTATTGCCATTAGATGCTAAGTGCCACTGAGGAGGATTTCCATGCATATCCTGAATGCCAAGAATTTCAAACATCTTTATAAGATGCTTTCTCCTGCCAACTGATTTTTGAAGAGAAATAAAGTAGATGGCATCAACAGGCAACTTCACAACTGATGCGCTCGGTGACTGTGAAGTCAATGGCGAAGAAGTAGGTTTCAAAATTTCGCTCTGGCAGTCCGAAGTACTGGTTTGCGATTGCTTTTGAGTTGAAGTCTGTGCCTGCATAAGTTATGCCTTTAGTGCGATTAATTATAGATGTAATGCCGAACTCGGCATTTTCAAAAGTTGAGTTAGCTACTAATTTAAAATTGACTGTCCTGAGGAGGCTGTTAGCTCTTCCTCCTGCTGGAGTAGTTTCTACGGAAGCTCCTTCCCTTACCAGGAACACAACAAGTGGATAGGTGTCATTGACAGCGCAATAAGTGTGTCCATCCTTGGTCACATAGTTACCAGCTGACCCTTCCACAATGCTCTCCACAGCTTCGCCATAGTTCAGCATGTTATTCACGAATGTGCCTGCCAGATTCTCACAGAGATTCTTTAATGCAGACTCAACAGTTACTTTGGTGACTATCATTTACTGAGAAATTCAACTGCTAAGCGGTTGATTATTTTAAGTGATTGCTCTAGTTCTTGATCGGAAAGCTCAAAGATAGCCCCAAAACGCTCTTCTAAATAGCCTGCAATCTTGGCCTGCTCAGTAGATGTGAATGTTACGCCATAGGCTGTGTTGCTTATTGGCACAGGTTTCCAGCTTTTCCACATATCTCCAGTCAATGTCAAATCCATATAGGCAGTCTGAAGTCCTAATGATCTACGGAAGTCAGCATAGCCATAGAACTCATCTGTATCACCAAAGGCTTTCATTCTGGCTTTAACCTGCTTTTTGCTAGCAATCTCTCCAAACTTCCTGCTTATAGGGCTTCCCTTGCCTATTACTCTGGTTGAGTCATATGGAGGAAGTTCAGAGCCATCAGACTTCTCTCCATCCTGCTGGACTCTGGCTTGGACTGCTGGAGCAGCATAAAGAGCAGCTGCCCTCAGCACCTTGTCGGCCTTGGATGCTTCCTTAAAGTTATTTAGCTGTTGCTTCAGGAAGGAAGATGTAGAGTCATAAACTGGCATAAACTTTTTTAAAAATAATTTTGCAGTTATTTTTCCTTTGACTTAATTGCCAGCCAAATCTAACCAAAATACTTATGAAATTTGAAAAAACAAGTATCCGAATGCTTTACAACAGCATGTGGATAGACATCAAGGTAACTAGCATCAATCAACTCCATCAGGTTGCTTTACTAGGTGGCAGAATGATTGTATATGAGATTTATGATATTTATTATCTTGGCTTTGTCCATGAGTGCGAAAGAGTTAATCTTAACTTTTATGGATTGACTATTTCAAAAGAGCAATTTGAATTTCAGATTCGCTCATGGGGAGATAATTACTTAAACATTGCTCCAGGTACTCAATTATTATTAGCCGATAATCTTTACTTTATATGAACAGACTTGTTTATCAATTGATTAAAGACATAATCTGGAAGTTCACATTTGTCTCCGTTTATGTCATTCTAATTACCCTTCTCATTATTAAATTCATTACTTATGTTAATGGGTAATCGTGATGTAACCATCTGCCTGACTAGCTGCGGAAGGTGGGATTTATTAGAGAAAACCATCAGCAGTCTGGTTACTTATTGGGATGGTGAGCCTCCGGCTGGGTTTTATATCCATGATGATTCTGGAGAAATTAATCAGAAACTTATGGGTGAGCTTGATCGCTTCCTCATGAGGCATTGGCAAATAATGGCTGATTGGACATTCACAAAAAGAGAAGGTCAGCCACAGGCAATTGACAAGACTTATCAGCTTGTCCAGACTAAGTACATTTTCCATTGCGAGGATGACTGGGAGTTTTACAATAGTGGGTTTATAGGCGATTCTCGCTCTGTTCTGGAGGCTGAGCCTAAGTGTGCATGTGTGTGGATAAGACATCCAAATGATCGGCATGGACATACTGTACTTCCAGGTGTTAAATTGACAAAGCAAGGAGTTAGATACCAGCAGTTGGCGCATCGCTACAAAGGTGATTGGCATGGATTTACTTGGAATCCTGGACTAAGGAGATTGTCAGACTATCTGGCAATGGGCAAGTTTAGTGACATGTGTGAGTGGAGAAGTGATGACCATTATCACTCAGAAAAACAATTCAATAAGAAGTATTACGAAGCTGGCTATGTTGCCATGACCCTATGCCGAGGCTTTGTCAAGCACATAGGGCATTTAGATTCAATTAAAAACAAAGTTATATGAGAGCAGCACTTTACTTCAGTATGGATGATCCGGATGACATCCAGGCTCACCTTAGATGCACCAAGGCAACTAACATGGCCTTGGCATTATACCAGCTCAGGAATATCATTCACAAGGCCATTGATGAGTCGGAAGATGGAAAGCATGTAGATGGCGATTATTTGTCAGACAAAGTGGAGGCAGTTTTTGAAGAGTATGGAATTAACCTTGGAGAGCTAATATCATGACACAGTTAGAACAACTCAAATTGATTGTGGAAAAGGAAATTAAAATCAAAAAGTGGATGGCAGATCAGAAGGCTAATACTCCTAAAACTGATCAGTATTGGCAAGGAGGAATCTCAGCTCTTAGCTATGTTAAGCATGTAATTGAAAGATTAATTAATGAAGAAGATGTATAATAAAGAAACGGTGGTACAATGGATGCTTGACAAAATCATTGAGCATAATGGCATCATCCCGATGAATGACATTAGAACGGCAATAGCAATGCACAATGAGCAATTATCTGCTGCCTACACAGAAGGATTTAAACGGTGCAAGTACATAAGGGAATTAAGCGAAGGAACTCTATTCTTTCCTGGTGAGGAAACCCCTGATGACTTTGACACTTATTATGGAAAAACCTATGGAGAAGACCCAAACCGCAGTTGACTGGCTATTTGAGAAGCTATGGGAAGAGCCAAAGGATAGGATCATCTGGCAATCAATATTTGAGAAGGCCAAAGCAATGGAGAAGGAGCAGATAATTGATGCCCACGATGCCGCCTACATTTCCATGAACCTTGCGTTCAGGGGCTTTGACAGGAGCTTGGAGTATTATGAGGCTACTTATGGGAGCTGATATACCAAATGGTATAATACCGAATGGTATCAATTGCTGATAACGTATCGGGGCTTTGCGTAGTAGCCCTTAGTAGAAACTTAAAATTAACCACGACACTTAATAGGGCTATTACGCAAAACCCTTGTTATGTGCCGTTTTTATTCAAATTATGATGTACAGAAAATTAAAAAGAACTTGGTCAAACGGTTATGCTAATTACATACCGAATTTCAAAAAAGTGTTTCCAGAACTTTCAAAAATTGATAGTGAGGAGTTGTGTGATAGATTTATTGAATTGAAAATGGATTTCTATTATGAAGAAAAAACACCTGTCAATTTTTGGATGCGTTTAACACTTCCATTTGCAATAGCAACGATGTTGATAATGCTTATTGGACTGCCTATCACTTTTTTGATTACTGGTAAATGGGGTTATTCACTTGGAAAAAAGAACCGTTTGTTAAATTGGTTCAAGGCTTTGAGGTTGCAGTAAAATGGCACATAACTACTCCATTTCCGCAATATTGCGTGATATATGGCGCACACAACTAAGGCAAAATCAAACAATTGCCGTAGAATTGTGTCGCAAAAGTTGGCTATAATTGCGACTGATACGATTTGATTCAATTTAAAACGCTAATGAATCCAATAGAAGAGCTGATAGACTTTATCATTAACAATGAAGGCAGCATTGATGTCAATGATGTACTGATTAAGGCTGAGCTAATCAATATGCGCTCAAAGCCCAGGCATTGTGGATGGTACTTTAATGGTCAGATGGTTCAGTCACTTGATCAGCTCAAAGGCAATTCAGTATCAATGAGCAATAAACCAAAACAACTATTTTACTATCCATGAGTAACATCATTGATTACTTCTCAGAACCACACTACGAGCAACCTCTCCAGAAGCACCGGAAGGACATGAACAATAAAGCTGATGCTGTCAATCACCCAGAGCATTACGGAGGCTCTGAAAGCACCTATGAGGCTATCAAGGTTATTGAGGCTTGGGAGCTAGGATTCTGCCTAGGCAATGTTGTCAAGTATATTTCCAGAGCAGGCAAGAAAGGCAGCAAGCTGGAGGACTTAAAGAAGGCTCAGTGGTATCTCAACCATGAGATTGAGAGGCTTGAAAACTTTTCGCTTTGACTTAAAACCAATAACTACTATGTCATTACCCGAAGGAATTATATTTCTTGATTACTCTGAGAAACAAAGACTATTCTATTTTGATACTTGCCCAGATAAAGCAAGAGCAAATGATTGGAAGCAATTAAAGGCAATGACTTATGATGATGCTTTTGCTTTTTGTCAGTTTATGGACAAAAAATATGTTGATAATAGAAAAACAGGAGATTACCCTGAATTATCAGTAGTTAAATTGGAGCTTGATCTATTCCTAAAATTAAAGAATATCAGGAGGAAGTATGTAGGCAGATAATTAAGGCCTAACAAACCCCTGCTGTATTAGGCCAGCATTGTCACAATTAAAGCATAGGCCTTCACCTCTTAGGTTTAGCTGCCTTGCCCAGATTGCCAGCGATTGCTGATAACCATCTAAGAAGGTAGCCATAGCTCTCTCGGTGAACTCTCTATTGCCTTGTGCGAAGTAGTTAGCCCTTGGACTTGCCACCTTCTGCCAGAGTATCTGATAGCACAATAGGTTTGCCCAGGCATCAATCAGAAACTCCTTCTGCTGGCAGATAAATGAGTCTAGGCTGCACAATAGCTGAGCATCAATGTACACTCCTGATTGACTGTTGTCCTGAGTCCAGCTATCCCCAAAGCCATAGCCTAGCGGAGCAGTAACCGGGAAGATGCTCCATCCATTGCGCCACAGATAAGTAAATCTTGTAGCACATTCTAAATCCATCTGATTCCAGCCCCAGTCGATGAAGAAGCCTGATGTAGTAGGCACATTGGTGCAATCAATTGCCACCATCATGTTGATCTTGTCAAAGTCTGAGTAGAACTCATTATTGACCGGAATGTAATTCATGCCAGCAACTAAGTCGGCAGTGCCACTATCTAGCAACTTACCATCCTGAGTCTGGTAGATGTACCAAGGAACTCCGGCAACTGGAGAGCCAGCATTGTAAACATAAATCTGCTTAACTCTTAATGCCAGATACTTACTGCCCTGAACGCTGACAAATGCACCCTTTAGGATTGCCTCTGCTGGCACAGTTGTAATCTGTTGCCACTGCTGGACAAACTCCTTACTGGTTTGGAATAGCACCTGATCCAGCTGAGCTTCTGCTGATGTGAATAAGGCAGCCTGAATGTCTCTCTTAATCCTGACATAGCTCACCGACTGAGCAGAGTTCCACATTCCGACATAACTAGCCTGCTCCGGTGTAGCAATCTTATCGAGCAACTCCGAACTCATGCCCGGATAATCATTGATGTATATGCCAGACAATGGCTCACCAGCAGTGCAGCCTTTAAGTCCGATGTAGTTCTGGAGGCAATTCATAATCACAAAAGTAACTAATTATCAGCACTGCCGATATTGGGTGCAGTGATTCGGAATATCTTATTTGTCAAGGCTACCCAGGCACTCAATACCTGACCTAAAATAAACATCAGAACCGAATCTGATGCCTGTACTTTCTCAATCTTATACAGCCATCCCACCCCGATAAGGAGACCAACCATGACCACAGAAGTGCAGGTATAGGCATAGACTTGCATGCGCTTGCTAAACAAGGCATGGTTCACAGGCCTGGGAACAGTCCTTTCAGCAGTCCTCCCACGAACTTGCCCCTCCTCTCTGCTCTGTCCTGCTTCTGTGTCTTGTTGCTCTGACATGAGTCAAGGTAGATAACTGTCTTAGCCAGTGCCTCTGTCTCAATTTTAAGACTATCAATTCTGCCCTCTGTTCTGGCACTCTTCCAATATGCTGCTGCTGTCCACTCCTCATTATCCTTAACGAGTTTGTCCAGCTTCTGGTGAGCAATGCGAGCAGTGTAGATGTCTCCTGCTATGTATAATAGAAATGCCAGCAGAGTCACAAATGTGTCCTTTGATATTGTCATTTGAATATTGATTTGATTTGCTGTATTTTTTTAGCATAGAGAGTCATCGATACAAGCTCACCATTGTCATCATGCCATAGCACTTGCTGCATGTTTTCCTTATGGATGTCAATTATCATCCGGTAGAGTCGATAAATCAGAATGATTGACCAACCGTGATGGTATAGCCACTCCTCGACCGGATTGTAGAAATTAGGCTCTGGATTTGCCAACTTAGTAATTATGATTGCTCCGTAGGCAGGAGTATCATGTATGAATTTGACCAGCTCCTCCCTTAATTCGTGAGTCATATTAGTATGTCCAGATTACCTGGGCAGGCTTTGAAGGATCACAATCTACATGCACGAATGAGCTTGCAATCCCTATGCGAGTGAATCCTGCTTTCAGCAGAGCATTCACAATTTGAAACTTAGATGTGCCGGAGGTAGCTGCTATGTCAGCTGCCCATCCCTGAGTGTGTGAACTATCAGCAACTCCTCCAACCTTGGCATTATGAACAGTGGTTCTAAAGCCTGAATTGATTTTAAATGGCACTCCGGCTAATGATCTGGCATTGTCAAGCCTCTGCATGAATGCAGGCTTCATATTGCTTCCTGAGCCTGGAGCATCTGGAGAGTCAAATTCCGAAAGTGTAAAATGCTTTAGTTGCATTGTGTAAAGTTACTTGATGCGAGTGAATTTTTTAGCTGCACTTTTTACAGACTTTTTACCAACACATCCCCATGCCTTCCGGCTAAGGTCATTGGCACATGGTGGGTTTTTGCACTTCTTGATTCCAGAAGAACGAGCGCAGTAGTTATCACCCTTGGCAGTACCCGGTGCAATGGAGTAGCCTTTAGCTCCAAACTTCACAGTCTTGCCATTCACCTTAGCTTTATACTTCTTCTCTGCCATTATCTTCCTTGTCCTTTATACTTTTTGACATTGCCTTCCTTTGGCCTTCTAGCCTTCCGGTGCTTGCCCTCTCTTCTCTTCCCGAAGCTAATTTTAGCAACTGGAGTGCTTCCTGTTTTTGCCTTTTTCATTAGGTAAATATCAATATTTTAGAGTTAATATTGTAATCCCTTATGCGCCTTGAACATAACTATCACAGAGCGAGAATTAAAGTTTCTCAAAGTGCTGGCAACAGGCAGGCACTTCCTTAAGGATCAGGTTAGTCCTAACCGCCCCTCAGTAGCTCGCTGGGGCAATACACAATCACAGGCTGACTTATTAGGTGTTCTAGGGGAATATGCTGTGGCTAAGGCTCTCAAGCTGCCATTTGACACTACAATTAACTTAGAAGGAGATGGAGGCAGCACCGATTTGATGCTTGATGAGTATGACATTCAAGTCAAATCAACCAAGTATAAGACAGGCAGGTTAGTCTTTAACAATCGAAAGGAGATAGGAGCTGATGTGTTTATATTATGCTATGTGAATGAGGAGGCTTTGGAAGTTTCGATATTAGGATACATTCGTAAGCAATCAATTGAGCAATGCCTGGTAGAGATGGATTTAGGGCATGGCAAGAGACTTGTAGTGGAGCAGAAGCACCTAAAGCCTATCTCAATGCTGATTGCTTACCGGGAAAATAATTGAATAATTGTTTTGCAGTTATTTTAGGCCTGCTCTGCCTTTCTCCTGGGCAGCCTCATACTGCTCCTTGGCAACAGGCCAGAGCTGATGTCGGCAGTTGTAGCCTCCTCTGTAAATAAATATTGTGCTGCTGTTAGTTCCAGCCATGCGCCCATTCCAGCCCTTTAGATTAGGCCATGCCTTGACTTGATCGGTAGTGAAGTATCTGCCTGCTCTTGCTTGGCAGAATGGTCTGGAGTCAGCTATAAGTGTGCCTGCATAGAGATAATATTCCACATCTAAGTCATCAGCAATGGTCTGGATGTATTCGGCATTGAAGGTCATTACAGCATCATTAGTAGTCTGCTTAATGTAGCGGTTCAAGAATGGTGCTTCTTGCTCTGTTCCTTCAATAAACTTTCTTAATGTCTTATTAAGCTGAGATCGTGAGCCTATGCCAGCAATGTTGTCCTTTAGGACTTCTTGAATCGCTGTGCCGAAGTTCTCCCTGATGCCAGCACCTAGCAGAGCATCCTTAGTGGTAGCTATGTTGGTCTCCAGGATAGCCTTATAGAGTGCCTTCTTCTCACTAAAATCACCTATGGCAATGGTGATGTATTCATTGCTTAACTCTGAGAGGAGTTCGAATCCTTTGATGACTTCCGCAACCTGAAGTTGATAAGGAGCGTTAGTAATAATAGTGTCAGCAATGTCCTTCTTTAATTTAATTAGCTCCTTTAATGACTTTGCCCTGTCTTTAGGATCAAGTGATAAATTAGAGGCAAGGTCAATTACCTGGTCAGATAGTTTTGCAAAAACCCTTGGCAGAGCATCATCCATCCGGCTTTCAATCGCCATCTGGAGTTCCTGAATTTGCTTAATTAACTGCTCAGGAGTCTTCGCCATATCATAATCCTTCAGGCATTATTGGCACTACTCCTGCCCTAATCTCTGCCTGCTTCTCTGCTGCTAGTGCATACACTTCTGCCTTCTGCACATTGAATGGTTTATCATACCAGGTAGCATCCTCCTCCACCTTTAGAGTGATAAAGGCAGCAAGGTTAGCACTCAGGATGTAGTCTAATTGTGAGCATCCATTGGAGGCAAGCAGAACTGTTTTCTCATCTGTACTTTTGAATGGCAAAGGATCAAGGCTACTTAATAGTTTAAGGTAGGTCTTCTGGATGCTATTCTCTCCATACAGCTTCTCAACATAGTCCATCTCAATGCCAGCGGTAATGAGTGGATTGAATTTACTATCCACTGCCTTCTTTAATTGCTCTGCCACCATATCGGCAGTCATCACATCATAATCAGTAGGCACAGTGATTTGAGGCAATGCAGCTTGTATCTTATCACTATCCATCAGGGAAGATGCAAAAAGTGCATTGTACCTCTGGAGCATAATGTAGAAGCAGATTTTCCGATAAACCTGAGCCAGATGCACAGTAACTGAGAAGCAGAAGGTGTTAAGCTCCTTCCGGTCATACTCCTTAGCAATACCTGACTGAGCAGCTGGAATCTGGCCTAGCAATTCCAGACCAATGGCCATGAAGCCCTGAAACTCCTTCTGAAGTATGTCCTCCTGGAATAGCTTTACAGTCTCTGTTGGTCTCTCGATGTAGCCAGCCGGAGGCACTGGAGGCACAAGCGGAGTAGGATTGACAGCACTAACCCGGTCAATGTTGATTTCCATCAGCCCAAATGGTGAGCTGGATGCTCTACCAGAGCCTTGGCAATCATTACACCCTATCTTTTCCTCTTTGCGATTTGTCCTGATGCCAGTACCATTGCAGGTCTTGCAAGGAGACATCTTCAATGCCCACTTCTGAGGCAGGGCATGTGTTGCCCAAAGTATATTTAAGTCATCAGTTCTGAACAGAACTTCATTCCAGGCTGGCAGGCATGGAGCAAGGACTGAGTCATAGACTAACTGACCATCTTCTTCTTCGTAAATTATATTGCCTACTTTACATGCAGGCAGATAGCCAAATTGATAGGGCAGGATAAATATCTGGAAAGGCTGCTCATAGGTGTACTCATTAATCTGCCTGAATAGTATCAGTCCTTCGGTCGTGAAGCATAAGAACTGATCCCACTTCTTGCGGTTCATGTCCTTGTAGTCCTCGGTCTTTGTAATTACATAATCCTCGCCCTCCCAAATCAGGTCTTCACTTTCAATGATGTGTGGATAAGGCTTTGACCAGTCTAGTGTAGTTGTGCCTGATGGGTTCTCAATGAAGTCCTCATAATCAGGCATGGTGATAACCACAGCATTGGAATCCATTAAGTAAGTCTTTAAAAAGACATTGAAAAGCCACTTCTCCAGGCTTCCTGTCTTTGGCAGCTCATATTCCACATAGTGCTTTAAGGTATTATCCATTAGCCCTATGCGCTCAGCTATGCCTGTCTTTTTAAAGTCAGATTCAAATGTGATTTTAAAGTCATCAGCCTGCTGAATCTTTTGCAGGAAAGTAAATACTCTTCCGGTGGCAGTGGTTGTTGGAGCTTGCCATCTGCGCCTCCTGTACTCCTTCATCCAAGGCTCTTCACTTGGATGCTGAGTGTGAAGGAGTTTGTCGGGATACTCGTTCTCAAAGTGATACTCCAATTCCTCGGCTTTCTCACGAGCTTCCACAATGTAGTCGTGCCTGCCTTCCCGGATTTCCCGATCTAGCAACTTTGATAGTAGT